GTGGTTCTATATGTGGGAAGGGGCTGAGAGCGGGGCGTATGTTCCCGACCACCTGGCCACGCCATACACCCCCCTGCGGAACGTCTACGGCGCCGTGGAGCTTCGGTCGGACAGTTCGGCGACGAACCCGACCGTTACGCGCAATGCTGCCGATGGTCCGCTTGGCGTCAACACCGCCGCGACGATGGTGTTCTCGGCAACGACCAGCACCTTCCAGATTGTCGGCTCAACAACCTTCGACCTCGAAAGCCTCGTCTCCTACGAGATCGAAGTCTCGATGGTCACCGTCTCAGGGACGGGCGCGAAAAACTACCGCATCGGCCAGACCGGCACAAACGGCACTCACTACACGACCGTCTCGGTTCCCGACGAAAGCAGCACCAGCTTCACCACTCCCGGCACGGCGGCCTGCACGTTCAACTTCACCTTTACCAACGACACGGCCAAGGTTGTCCAGATCCTTCCCGATACCAACGGCGACGCGGCGACACTCAAGGTTGGGTACATCCGCATCCGCAAGGCGTCCGATGCGGCCTTCGTGGCTCTGGCTTCGCAACGGTGGGGCGACGTTCTCAGCCGGGGCACGCGGACCACGGGCGGCGTCGTCATGGATGGGCTGGGCTACAATATGCTCGGCGCGGGCGGGGCGTCTGACGGCCTGATTGGTCGATACAGCACCGCGCCGCTGCAAAAGACCTTCACCAGTGGAACGACCCGCATTGCGCTTGCCAAGGTCAACGGCGGGGCGGGGACCGGAACGCCGGCCATCATCCTGGCCAACGACAGCGACGGCGGCCTGTCCGCTGCCAACTCCATCGGAACAGGCGCGCTCGGCGTCGATTTGTCGGGCCAAGAGGGTTATCTCTACGTCCAGCCTGACCACAGCGTCACCGACCACGGCGTCAACCTGATCGGCAAGGGCTACGTCGCAATCTGGCAAGTGATCGAGGACGGCGCCCACGAGTTCGGGGTCGATAAGTACCCCCTGTACCTTCGCACCGATGCCTTGAGCTTCCCGCAGGCCTACAGTGGCTTCCGGGTCGGGTCTTACCCCGCGACGCGCCTGATCACAGGCACCAGCTTCCGAAACGACATGGAAGTGGCGGCGGCGATTATCTACGACCGGGCGCTGACGCAGGCCGAAATCTTCGAGGCGGTCGAGGCGCTCTACTACGACTTCGAGGCCGAAGGCGGCACGCTCGGAAGCCGCGAGATTGTCGGGGTGGTTGGCGACAGCAACGACGTTCGCGCCACGGGTGATTGGACCTACCTGATCAGCGCAAACGGCTACATGAGCCCGGGCGAGAACGTCTGGCTCAATCTGCAAGCGGTCGGCGGGCGCGGCGTCTACGACGGGACGGTCGGCGCGTTCAACGTCGATATGGACCCGGGCGGCTTTGTTCCGCAGATCAACTACATCATTCCGTCGCTGGAAAACGCCGTCGCGGACGGTCACCCCGCCGCTGTCGCTATTCGCGGTTACACGAACGACGCGCCGTTCGTCGCCCTGGATCGTCAGCGGGTCTGGGATGACTATGTCGATCTGATCTATGACCCCGTTCTGGCCACGGGCGCTCATCTCCTGCTGATGGACGTGTTGCCGTGTGCCAACCGCTTCACCGAAGCGAACAACCTATGGCTCCGCGATCAGATGGCGGCCTATGCGGCGGCGCATCCGGGGCAAGTCTGGCACTTTGCCAGCGGCAATACCGGGATGTTCGACGTTGACGACACGGTCAATGTCACGGGCGCGGGGGGCGCTACGGCAACGGGCACGGTCGATACGACCTACTACCTCAAACCTGATTACGTCCACCTGACGGCGGCGGGCGATGCCTTGCTTGCCTCGCATTACAAGACGCTGATCGAGACGTGGCGGGACGAGCGATGAACGCTGGCAATCTCAACCGCCGCCTGATCCTTCGGCCCGCCACCTTCACCACCGACGCCATGAACGAGCGCGTGGCGGCCTATCCTGACGGCGTGACGGTCTGGGCTGAAAAGCTGGACGTTTCGGACGGGGAGCGGGTCACGGCGGCTCAAGTGGGGGCGACCTACACCGCCCGGTTCCGGCTCCGCTACTCTGCCCAAGTGGCGGCTTTGACCCCGCTGGATCGGGTCTATCTGAAGCCGCTCAAGTACGGTGAGACGGGACGAGAATACGAGGTCAACACCGTGAAGGACGTTGGCGACGACGGCCTCGAAATCACCGCAACGGCCCGCACGGAATGAAGGTCAAGGTCGAGGGGCTCCGTGAGGTTGAGCAAGCCCTGCTCGGCATGAAGACCGCCACGGCCAAGGGTGTGGTGCGGCGGGTGCTTCTCTCCCGCGCCAAGATGTTCGCCGACGATATGCGGCCCCGGGTTTCAGTGGATCAAGGCGCCCTGCGTGACAGCATCGGCGTCGGGACCAAGCTGACCCGCCGGCAGTCGAAGCTCAACCGTAAGGGCTCTCCGCTGGAGGTCTACGCCGGGGCAGGCGGGCTTACGCAGGCGATCACCGAAGAGTTCGGGACGGTCAACCAGGCTCCCGACCCGTCAGCCCGCCCGGCATGGGACGCAACACACAGGCGGATGCTGGACGGCCTGGTCGATGACTTTACGACCGAGATCGCCAAGACGGCGGCCCGGGTGGCGAAGAGGGCGAAGTGATGGAAGAAGCCCTGATGGCCAAGCTGCTGGCCACCACAGCCGTGACCAACATTTTCGGCACCCGCATCCGGTGGGGCGAGCGCGGGCAGGGTGACGCTCTGCCGACCCTGGTTCTGAATGTCGTCAGCGGCGAGGAGCACTACACCCACGGCGGCGCTGGCCAGATCGGCATGACGCGGGTTCAGTTCGACAGCTACGGCGCCACCTCGAAACAATCGAACGACGGCTCTGCGGCGGTGCTGACGGCTCTTTCCGGGGCAACCTTCACGCAAGGCTCCGTCACGTTCGGCGGCATCTTCTTTGACAGCAAGTTCGGGCCTCGCGCTGAAGGCGAGAACCCCAAGGTCTTCCGCACCATGCGCGATGCGCGGGTGTGGGTCCAATAGCCCGCGGGCTAGCCTGACCGCCCTTAGGCAAGGCGAACGCAGCGTCGGACGACGCCGCATCCTTTGAACGGAGCCTCTCATGGCCACGACTGCACGCCTCGGCTACGGGGCGACCTTCTCCATCGGTGACGGCGGCGGAACCGAAGTCTTCACCGCCCTGTCGGAAGTCATCGAGGTCGGCCCCCCGTCGCTCTCGCGCGCTTCCGTCGATGCGACCCACCACGGGTCTACCGAGCGCTATCAGGACTTCATCCCCGGCCTGCGTGATGGCGGCGAAGTTCCGCTGATGCTGAATTACACGAACGCGGCCTATGTCACGCTCCTGGCCAAGTACAACACCGACACGGTGACCAACTACCGCGTCACCGGCCCGAACGGCGCCATCTGGCAGTTCGCCGGCTTCCTGACCGCTCTGGAAGGCCAGATCCCCATCGACGACAAGATGGCGATCAGCTGCACGTTCAAGGTCAGCGGCAAGCCCGCCTATACGGCTGGTAGCTAATGAGCCGCTTCAAGGGGGCGGTCGCCCTCCCGGTAAAGTGGGAGGACGGTGAAGACGAGACCTTCACCCTCCTGCTGGACTTCAACGCTCTGTGCTTGCTGGAAGACCCGTTGCCGGGCATCACCAGCGGGCAGGTGGACCTGAAGTCGTTCAAGACGATCCGGCTGGTGTTCTGGGCTGCGCTTCAGGCTCATCATCCGGGTCTGACGGAAGAGGATGCGGGTCAAGTCCTGTGGGCTATCGGTGTCGAAAAGGGCGCCGACTATCTGCAACAGGGCTTTGAGGCCGCGTTCGGCACTGCGGAGGGTGGCGCGTCCACCGCAAACCCTCCAAAGCCGCGTCCTTCAGCTACGAAGAAGCGCTGAGGCTGTGGTGTGAGCTTGGGGGCGATCCAGACAAGTTCTGGACCCAAACCCCCAAGCTCTACGCCCTCTTTGTCGAAGGACGCCTTAGGGCCAAGCGTGAAGACCAGGACCGCGACATGGTTCTGGCCTGGCACATCGAAGCCCTGCACCGCCAGAAGCGGCTCCCCCACCTGAAAGACCTGATCGGAAAGCCGAAGCGCCGCAAGCGCCAGAGCGCGGACGATCAGATGGAAATCTTCGCGATGTGGAACGTCGTCATGGGCGGCGCGATCAACTAGCGGAATTTGAGGTCCGCGCTGTAATCCCGGGTGTCGATGTCGTTCTCAGCCGGGTCGCATATCCAGGCGACCATGTCGGCGCTGAAGGTCAGGCGGTCAGCCAACACGGCGAATGGCACCCAACCGGAATAGGCCCCCATGCGGTTCTTCGAGTTCACGAAGCCGCAGAGCCGGGCGCCCTTCGCGTCGTGGGGATAGGCGGCGATCACCGTTCGGAAACGGGCGGTTGAATAGTCGAATAGCTCGGCGTCGAATTGATCCCGAACAGCGGCGGCGGCGGCAAGCGCCGACTTCCGTTCCGCTGGCGTGAAGTCCCGGGTGGCGGCGGTTGCCTGTGTGGCCAAGGCCGCAGCGACGGCGAAAACGATCAGTCTCATGGCCCGCAATCTAACGGCGAAAGCCGGATAGTCAAAGGAGCGCCTAGTGCAATCAGTAATCGGCGCGCTCCGGGTGGTCCTGGGGGCGGACACCGTCGCCTTCGAAAAAGGGCTGGACGGGGCACAGCGGAAGCTCAACCGCTTCGGCAAGGATATGCAACGCATCTCCAGCCGCATGACCGGGCTGGGGGCTGCGCTGACGGTCGGCCTGACCGCTCCGCTGGCTGCTGTCGGCGTCAAGATGACCCAGATGGCCATCGACGCGGAAGAGATGAAGTCGGCCTTCAAGGTCTCCTTTGGAACGATGGCGAAGGACGTTGAGGGCTGGGCGGTCAAGACCGGGGACGCGCTAGGCCGTTCCACCGAGGAGATGCAACAGGGCGCGCTCACCATGCACGGTCTGTTCAAGGCGGGCGGTCCTGCCACGGCGCAGACAAAGGCGCTGGCGCAACAGTTTGCCGTTCTCGCGCAAGACCTCTCCAGCTTTCACAATGTGGACCCCACGGACGCGCTGGCCGCCCTGAAGTCGGGCCTGTCTGGCGAAGCCGAACCCCTGCGCCGCTTCAACGTCTACCTCAACGAAAACGCCGTCCGCTTGCAGGCTGTCCAGATGGGCCTCGGCAAGATGAAGGGCGAACTTACTGAGACGGCAAAGATCCAGGCGCGGGCCGCCCTGATCATGGCCGGCACCAGTGAGGCGCAGGGCGACGTTGCCCGAACCGCCGACAGCGCGGCAAACCAGATCAGGCGCTCCAAGGCGCAATGGCAAGAGCTGGCTGTCGTCATCGGCTCCAAGATCATTCCGCTGCTTACCCCCGTCGTGAAGGCGCTGGGCGATATGCTGGAGGGCTTCGGCAAGCTCAATCCGGTTGTGCAGGGCTCCATCCTTGCGTTCGGCGCCATCGCCTTGACCATCGGCCCGGTGCTGATCGGTATCGGCTCCCTGATCGGGGCGGTCGGCACGATCACGACGGCCCTCGGCGCTGCTACGGGTGCAGCGGCGACCTTCGGCGCGGCGCTCGCTGCCTTCATGGGCGTCGCGGCGGCTGTTGTGGTCACCGTCGCAGCCCTGACGGCAGGTATCGGCCTGTTGATGTACGCTCAATCGGACGCGGCCATCAAAGCGGACGCCAACAAGCGCGCCCATGAGCGGCTTGATCCGATCCTCAACACCGTCCGCGACAGCATGGCCAAGGCCGCAGCCGCGACGGGTGAGCTTCGCAAGTCCCACCTCGAGGCGGCGGATGCTGCGTTCATCCGGGGCGAGGCCGAACTCGAGGCCGCCCGGAAGACCCTGGCCGCCGCCCGCGCCAGCCTTGCCGCCGCCAAGCGGACGGACGGGAACCTTGGCCTTCAGGCCATGACCGGCGGTATGCCCGGTTACAACACCGGCATGGCCGAGCTTGGCCAGAAGCGGGCGGAAGCCGCTCTGAAGGCCGCTGAAGACGCCCTGATCAAAGAGGGCCTCGGCAAGCGCCGCAGCCACAAGGGATATGGCACCACCTTCCATGTCGTGAAGCCGTCCGACGCCTTCCGTGAAGCTGACGCAATCCAATCGGTCGCCACGGCTGTAAGGGACACCGGAACCGCAGCCGGCGGCGCGAAGAAGCCGACGCGGGACTTCGCTGAGGAACTGGCGCGGCTGGACGAAAGCCTCCTGACCCCGGAGCAGCAAAGCAGCCAGTCGCGCGTCGATGAGCTGAAGCTGCTGGATGACGCGCTTGAGGCCGGCGCGATCAACCTGGAGGCCTATTTTACCAAGGCTTTCGCCCTGCGGGACAAGTGGAACCGCGAGGACTTCAAGGCGATCACTGCGACCGATCCGGGGCAACTCAATTCCTCGGTTCCCGACATCCGCGTCTTCGGCGGTCAGGTGATGAGCGAGGAGCAGGTGGCGAGCCTGCAAAACCAGATGACCCACGCTTTCAGGGGCGCGTTCGACGCTCTCCGGGCGGGCGGGGCCAAGGGGCTTTTCGAGTACCTGGCCGATAGCTTCGCCAACCGGCTGCTGGACCGCCTGTCGGAAGACCTCACCGCGATCTTCTCCAAGCTGCTCTCCCAGATGTCCACCGTGTCGAACGACAACGGCAGCGGCTGGGGCGCGATTGTCGGGGCCATCGGCAACTGGCTGGGCGGCTCTGCGGGTTTCGCGACCGGCGGCTCTTTCACGGTCGGCGGATCGGGTAGGGCCGATAGCAAGTACGTCGGGATGCGCCTCTCCCCCGGGGAAATGGTCGATATCCGGAAGCCGGGTCAGACCAACGACAACGGCGGCGGGGTGTCGGTCCACGTCAGCAAGTCGCCCTATTTCGACGTTCACGTGGAACGCATTGCGGCCAGCACCGCCGCGCCGATGGCCTCAGCCGCCTACACCCGCGCTGTCGCTGACGCGCCCCGCAATATGCAACGGCAATCGCGGAGCCGCCTCGGATGACCATTGCCCTGCCTTCGACCCCAAAGCCGAACGGCGTCGGCCTGAAGATGCTCAACTTCGGGCGGGCTACTCAGCCCCTTGGGGGAGACATTCAGTATGTCGCCCGGGTCGGCTCCCGCTACGTCGTCCAGGTCTCCCTTCCCCCGATGACCTACGACACCGCCCGCGCGTGGCTGGCGGCCCGGCTTCGCGCGGCGACGGAAGGCGACACGGTCTCCTTCTCATGGCCGCAGCCGACGCAGACCAGCCTTGGCACGCCTCTGGTCAACGGCGGTTCGCAGCTCGGCTCCAGCCTGATCGCGGACGGCTTCACCGCATCCGTCGCCATTCCGCAGTTGGCCTATTTCTCCTTCAGCGTCAGCAGCCACACCTACCTGCACGCGGTGACCTCCTCCGGGTCTGCCAACGGGTCTGGTCAGGCG